AACTCGTAAATCTTTATGGTAAACCCAACGTAAATAACTATAGAAACTGGCTAAACGCTGCTAACTACCTCGGTTATGGTGGTGCATGTCTCGTTGCAAGAGCAACTACTTCAACCTCAATGAACTCCGGATTCGGTGGTTCTGGCGCACTCATCAAAAACAAAGATGTCTATGATCAAGGATTTAGTGCTGCTGCGGCAGTATACGGAACTGCGGTAGCATCTGGTGCAGGAACAGAATTTTATGCACGATTCCCCGGAGACTTCGGTAACTCACTAAGAACATCAGTCGCATCTGGTGTTGCTGGACTTAGCATGGGTTTTGGAACTCATGCAGATGGTGGAGCAATGAGTCTTTCTGGTTCTGCTGTATCAACTGAGATTATTGCAAGCACTGGTGGTACTGGTGGACAGACTGCTGCCATTGTTGGAGACACCCTTAAGATTGGTAACCTCACAACAATATTCACAGTAACTGGAGTCACTCACGGTGCTGCTGGTAGTACGATCTCGTTTACTCCTGCACTCTCAAACGCAACGGTTACCCGTGGAACCACTGCTGCATGGGAACATAAGTATAAGAGTTATGTAGAACGACCATACACCTCATCAAACCTAGAGTTTGTTGGTGGTACTGGAGATCAATTTACTATTCTTGTACTCGACGAAGATGGTAAGTTCACTGGAACCAAGGGTGAAGTTCTCGAAGTATTCAACGGAGTTTCACTTGCAAGCGATGCGAGAGACGGAGACGGTAACTCTAACTTCTATGTTGACGTAATTAACGCCAACTCTAAGTATATTGTTGCTGGCAACTCTCTGCTCGGAATTGCTGCTGGTGGTGGATCTGCTGCAAACTTCAGCATCAACAACGGTGCTGGTGGTGGAACCACCTTTGGTAACGTACTAAGAAGATACGACTCTGGTGTTTCTGGTGCATATGGAAACACATCATCAGACAGCGAAATGCTTACTGCATATAACCTATATGCAGATTCAGATACAGTTGATGTCTCTCTTATTCTTACTGGTTCTGCAACTCCTGGTCTCGCAGGAAACATAATCGACATTGCAGATGCAAGAAAAGATTGTGTCGCATTCGTTTCTCCAGAAGAAGCCGACTGTGTTGGTGTTACAAACCTAACAACTGGTGTTAGTAATGTCAAGGACTACAGAAACACACAACTCAACAAGTCCAGTTCCTATGCGTTCATGGACAGTGGTTGGAAGTATCAGTACGATAGACACAACGACACCCTCAGATGGGTTCCTCTAAATGGTGATATGGCAGGACTCTGTGCAAGAACAGACAATGTTAATGATCCTTGGTTCTCGCCTGCTGGTTTCAACCGTGGACAGATTCGTGGTGTGGTTAAACTTGCAATCAACCCAACCCCAGAAGCACAACGAGATGATCTGTATATGGATAGCATCAACCCAGTAGTTGCTTTCCCCGGAGAAGGTACTGTCCTCTTCGGTGATAAGACTCTACAATCTAGGGGTAGTGCATTCGATAGAATCAATGTCCGAAGACTCTTCATTGTGATGGAGAAAGCAATCTCTACTGCATCGAAGTTCCAACTCTTCGAACAAAATGATTCGTTCACAAGAGCCATGTTCAAGAACATGATCGAACCATTCCTAAGAGATATTCAGGGACGAAGAGGTATCACTGACTTTAAGGTAGTCTGTGATGATACAAACAACACCTCGGAAGTCGTAGATTCTAATAGGTTTGTTGCAGATATCTTCGTCAAACCAACTCGTTCAATCAACTTCATTCAACTGAATTTCGTTGCTGCCAGATCTGGTGTAGATTTCAACGAAATTGCAGGTGTATGATTAAAATCAGCATACATATAGAGAAGGATAACTAGAATGAATATCAATACTTTTAAGAACAACCTAAAGCAAGGCGGAGTCCGTCCTAACTTATTCAGAGTAAACGGTCCAATCGGTCCCGAAGGAACAGACAATGCGGCTAGTTTCTTAATTCGTTCTGCTGCACTACCTGCATCAAACATGAGTACCATTCTTGTTCCTTTCCGTGGTAGACAGTTAAAACTACCCGGAAATAGGACATTCGATGACTGGACAATCACAGTAATCAGTGACAGCGAATTCAACCTTCGCACCAAATTTGAACGATGGATGGAAGCCATCAACTCTACAGTCGGTAATGTTGCTGAACAGGCACATGACCTAAGTCAAGGAAGTTTCCTTGCAGGTGGTTTGTTCCCAACTTGGAGCGTTGATCAACTTGATCGACAAAACAATCCAATCAAGACATACTCATTCTTTCACTGTTTCCCAACAGTAATCGGTGACATGGCACTTGATTCCGATGCAAGTGATACTCTTTCCGAGTTCACAGTGACACTAAGTTACTCCTACTTCTTAGCGAGTGATGCACCTGATGCCAATCTAATTGAGTCCGTCGATCTCGGTGGAGTCGGTGAAGTTGGTTGATCAGAACCTATAACATGAGGATAGATTATGCCAGAATTATTTGGATTTAGTTTCGGGAAAAAAAAGAGTCCCGATGAAGTAGTAGTATCTAACGTACCATCTTTTGTTCCACCTGACTACGAAGATGGTGCTACTACGGTATCTTCTGGTGGTTTCTATGGTTCATATGTAGATCTAGATGGTGGTCAAAAATCAGACAGTGGTTTTATTGATCACTACAGGAGTATGGTTCTTCAACCAGAAGTTGAAATTGCAGTACAAGATATTATCAATGAAAGTATTGTATTCGACGACTACAGAACTCCCGTGAAATTAAACTTAGATCATTACAATCAAAGCGACACAATTAAATCTAAGATACACGATGAATTTAAAGAAGTTCTTTCTTTGCTAGACTTTAACAATAAAGGAACTGATATCTATAGAAAATGGTTTATTGATGGTAGACTATATTTTCATAAGATCATCGACGATAAGAACAGCAAAAAAGGCATTGTAGAACTTCGTCCTGTTGATCCTACTCGAATCAAAAAGATTAGAGAGGTAGTGAAAGAGAAAAATCAACAGGGAATTGAAATAGTAAAAGATGCAAAAGAATTCTACATGTATGACATGACAGAAAAAACAAACGGATACACACCTCAGTTTGTAAGCAAAGGGATCAAAGTATCCCCTGATGCCATTTCATATATCACTTCCGGATTATTTGATTCTGGTAAGAAAAAAGTAATTGGACATCTACATAAAGCCATTCGTCCGTTGAATCAACTGAGAATGATCGAAGACTCAGTTGTTATCTATAGAATCTCTAGAGCGCCTGAGCGAAGAGTATTCTATGTTGATGTAGGTAACCTCCCAAAGAACAAAGCAGAGCAATACCTCAAGGGACTGATGAACCAGTACAGAAATAAACTGGTATATAATGCAGAAACTGGTGAAATTAAAGACGACAAGAAGCATATGAATATGCTTGAGGATTACTGGTTACCCAGAAGAGAAGGTGGTAGAGGAACAGAAATTACCACACTTGATGGTGGACAGAACCTTGGTGAAATGGAAGATGTACAATACTTCCAGAAGAAACTTTTCCGTTCACTTGGAATTCCTACCAGTAGATTGGAATCAGAAAATGGTTTCAACATGGGAAGAAGCGCCGAGATTACCAGAGACGAAGTTAGATTCTCTAAGTATATCGAAAGACTTCGACATAGATTTAGTGATCTGTTCATGGATCTACTCAAGACTCAACTTATTCTTAAGGGTATTATCACAGCAGATGACTGGAAAGATATTAGACAACAAGCATATGTTGATTTTGCAACTGATTCATACTTTTCTGAACTCAAAGAATCCGAAATTCTCAAAGAAAGAATGGATGTCTTAAGAGAAGTAAATGAATACATAGGTAAGTATTACTCTATTGGTTGGATTAGAAAAAACATCCTTAAATTTAATGAGGATGAGATTGAATCAATGGACAAAGAAATGTCCGAAGAAAAGAAAACTGGTCTCTATGGAGACTCAGAACAAGAGGAAGAATTCTGATGTCAAACACAAATGATATAGTAACCAGTGTATTAACAGGTAATCTACAAGAGTTTAAACAAGGATTTTCTAAACTCTTGGCAGAAAAGTCTGTAGACTTCTTGGGTGCTAGATCGACTGAAGTTTCTAGAGGTTTAGTAACAGAATGTGACTGTGGTTGTGATGCTGATCTAGAAGAGGTAACAAAATTGCATTCAGACACACACAAGATCAAAAAGACAAAGTATGGATATCAAAGAGGTAACAAAATTGCATTCAGACACACACAAGATCAAAAAGACAAAGTATGGATATCAATTATTCATCTATAGTCCAAGTACAGGCAAGTTCATCGCACAAGGTCCACCACACAAGACAAAGCGAGAAGCAGAGAAAGATGCAAAGAAATTTGAAAGTGTAAATGAGATGACTCGCGTCTTCGAGATGTCTGCAAATGAACTAAACGAAGCAACAAAATGGAAAATGGGCGATGGTAGACCAAGAAATGGCGCTCGCATAGAAAATGTTAGATTTTGGAATTTACCAAAAGATCAATTGCAATATATCATAAAAGATGCTGGTGAGGCAATGAAGGCAAATCCCAAAGCAAGAAAAGCAACTACTGGACCAGGTAACTGGGCAGATCAAGTTAATGATGCTTCAACTGTTCTTGCATGGAGAAAGAAGAACCGCATTAATGAGTCCGTTGAACTCGACGAAGCAACTCTTAAATTTGATTCTGGTATGAGTGGTAAGTCCGGTGAGTTTATTAGATTCATCACCAACAACAAACTAGGACAGGCAAAAAAAGTTAAAGGTAAATTTGGTTCCGGTACGGTAGAAGTTACACCGTTCAAAGAAAGTAGTACTGGAAGAATTAAAAAAGCGGCATCTAAGTATGGTATGATTGGCGAATCAAATCTTAAGGCAATTACAGAATCAGCAAGTACCAAAATGCCGATTGACATAGATATAGATAATCAAATTATCCATGTAACACCAGATATTGCAAGTAATTTAATTAACCTTCATGATGAACTAAATGAATCTAATCAGAAAGACATGATTGACATGTTAGAATCCGATAAAAGTTCATTCCTAAAATTAGTCAAATTTGCTCAGAGGAGACAACAATGAATAATAGAGTTAACAGAATTTTCGACAGCATCCTTCAAGGTAACCTAGTAGAAACCAAAGAAGAACTAGAATCTGTCCTTTACAGTAAAATGAATATGTTCATTGAGGGCAAGAAAAAAGTTCTTTATAGCGAACTAGATGCTGTTGGCAAAGAAGACGACGATGTAGATAACGACGGAGACGTTGATGACTCTGATAAGTATCTTAAGAATCGTCGTAAAAAAGTCAAGAACGCCATGAAAGAAAACAAAGATGAATTTAAACCACACATGATGTATGATCCTAAGAGTGGTAAAGGCTATAAAGCAAACACATACGAAGATCATGTTCGAATGGATAAAATGGGTTATGTTCATGATCAACCAAAAAAGATTAACTCCAGTTACAAGTATTGAGGTTATAAATGAATCTATTCGAAAAATACAACCTAATATCTGAACAAGGTCCACCTCCCGGTGGTAACCCAATGGCAGCAATGATGGGTATGATGGGTGGTGGACAACAAGGTCCTCCCCCTTCAACAGAGGATCAACTTTTTGAGAGAGTTCGCAATTACCCCAAGATTAATCTTATAATTCAGTCACTTCAACAGAAGGGTGTTTCAGACTCTAGAATTCTTGATGAAATCTATAAAAAGTTTAAACCCGAATTTGTATACTTCGCAAAAGAAATAATCCAACAAGCAAACAAACCTAAACCACCGGCTGGACCTGGTGGTCCCGGTGGTATGCCTGGTATGCCTGGTGGTATGCCTGGTGGTGCAGGTCCGGTTGCTGAACAGTTTGGTGGTCTTAATAACCGAATCCATCCGTTCCACGAAGACTTCCTCGATCAAATCAAGGGACTGATCCGCAACGCAGATGGCACCGTTGATTTTGACTCAGACTTCGTGCCTTCGAAGAGGGTTCCTAAGAGGGTTCCTCCACTAGCGCCTCGTGCGCCGATTCACAACAATTACGGAACCGGCTCAACAACCAATCAAGTTGATCCTCTGCGTAGATTCGATAAAGGTGACACCACACCGACGGAGATAAGGCGACTTATCAGACAAAAAAACAGAGAACGACTGGCAAATATTAGAAAAAATAGGTAATCAAATGAAACTAATCACAGAAACAACTGAAGATATCAAACTCATCAAAGAAGAT